TTTTGAATCTCAAGCGTCTGGTGATGCAAGTTTATCTCTTAATACTGAAGCACTTGCATCTGGTATAGACGCTCTTGTTGACACTGCAGTCGCTACATCCTCTGGGCAACAAGGATTAGTCAAAGCAAATATTGCGGCTGCTTCTGGATTTGCAGCAGAATTCAGAGCAAGTTCGGCTCAGGCTTCTGGCAACGCTGCTTTATTTAATAATCAGTCCGCAATCGCTTCTGGATCAAGTGCGGTTGTAAATTCAGCGTCTGCTATAGCTTCTGGTGCTGCTTCTGTTCAAGTCAGTGCGGTAGCAGTTGCGTCTGGAACTGCAGCGATTACTGACTCACTAATCGCTTTAGCTTCTGGTAATGCAGCTTTAGCCGACTCTTCGATTGCGTTTGCGTCTGGTAGCGCCGCATCTACTGCAGCTACTGAGGCACTGGCTTCGGGAAACGCAGCAGTCCTCCAGGCAAATAAAGCTACTTCCTCAGGTAATTTTGCTCTTGCCAACAGTGTCGAAGCATTAGATAGAGCTTCCGATGCAGTTGTTAAATCGATCTTTGCTATTTTCCTGCACGACGAAGCAGTTGAAACCTCAGATACAGCCATTGCTTCGGGATTAGCTGGTGAAGCTATTACACCGACTGCTATTGCTTCCGGTGATGCCGTTCATGCTCCTGCTGCGGTTGCTTTGGCTTCCGGAAATGCAGCTTTAGCTCTTATTCCTGAGATTACTGCTTCTGGTAACTCTTCTATAACAGTTGCTCTTGTAGCCGAGGCTTCAGGTAACGCAGCGCTATCTCTTTCTTTCAAGGCTAAAGCATCTGGTGATGCAAGTATCTCAGAATCACTTACTTCCATATCCGTTGCTAACACTGCAATTCTTAGCGGTGTGGCAGCAATTGGAACGGCGGCTACAGCAACAGTTAGTGGTGTCTTATCAGTTACTCAAGCGGATAGAGCGATTGTTTCTGGAGCAGAAGCTCAAGCTTCTGGTAACGCTCTAATATCTGACGCTAATCAAGCGCTTGCTTCTGGAAATGATGCTTTGTCGTTAATTTTAAATAATCCTCCAGTAGATCAAGGCGGTATGATTGGATTAATTATGGCTCTTTCATAAATATATCTAGCACGCTGCTAAGATATTCAGAGAAGGTGCGTTACCTATTTACTAATGGCAACTTTTTACAACGTGCCAATCCGCGCGTTAAGTGATGTAGCAGCCACATTCGTCACTTCAACTACGGACTCGACGATTGTTTTAAGTATTTTGTGTGCTAACACGACTGCTTCGAACACTGATGTGACTGTCGATCTACTGAGTGCTGCTGACGCAGTAAACGCCAGGATTGCCAGCACAATCACGGTTCCAGCTGACTCGAACGTAGACATTCTCGGTAATAAATTTATCTTGCCGAGCGGACAAAAACTTAAATTTGGTACCTCAACTAGTGGTTCTTTAGACGTTTCTGTCAGCTATGTAGAGGTTTGATGATGGATTATTCAGCTTCCCTCTTTTCCTTAGAAGGTGCTGATCCCCAGCATCTTCCTTCACGCCTCCGATTACCGGATGGTCAAACTCGTTATTCTCACTCTGTAACTTTAGAAGAAGTAAAAAGTTGCGGGTACACTGGTCCGTATACGGTTCCTTTTACAACCCCTACACAAATAGCAGTGTGGGATTCAAGTGCGTTGACTTATACAGTCAGAGATCGTGTAGGTGACGAGCTTGCCTCTTCTTTAACTGACAAATTAGCTCGTCAAGAAATTAATTTTCTTCTCGCAAATATAGAAGCTGATAAGCCTAACTTTGACACTTACTTAGATAAATACGTTCGAGTTCAATTTGATACTGAAGAAAAATTAAAGAATCTTCAAGAGAGCACTAGTTTGCTCACTACTGAGCAAGTTAGAGGGTGTCTTTACGGCGAGATTAACGCTGACCCGAACAGAACCGAGGCGTTGTCTCAAGAAGAAGGAATAGCGTTAGACGAAAGATATCACGTTCTAGATAAGACTGCTGCTGAGCGTCAAGCAGCTTATGACGAATGGTTTGCTGATAATGAAAATGCTTTAAAAACTGAGTATGAAACTTACGGAGTAATTACTTTTGTATCTGCAAGATTTACAGATATTTTTAGAGTAAAATCTAGTTGGGTAAGAGGTAGTACTACGCTACCATCTGATTATCTAACACCTCAATACGACTACAGAGGAGAGTAAAAAGATGGTTCGCAAGTACGGTGGTCAAACTGGACCTTTTCAAACAATCAGTAATATCAATGCTCCCGGCTCGTGGATAGCTCCTTCCGAAATTTATCGGCAAAGACAGAACCAAGCTTGGCCTAAAGCTATTGCTGCTGGTTCTGCTGCTACGACTACTTCGTCAATTGTATTTGTCGCGTCTAGTGGCTGCGCAGACACAGCAGTTGAAACAGGCTTTTACATGCTCGCCAGTGGCGGGGTTACCTTAAATCGTATTAATGATCCTGTAATTTTTGCGGAGCTTGGAACAGCTTATGGTGTTGGTAACGATATCAATACTTTTAATATTCCTAGTCTTTACGACACATTTATCTATGCCAAAGGTATAACTGCCTCTGGCACTACTGCTGCCACAGTTCATACAAGTGGAGCTGTTGGAAACGGTCACGATCATAGTTTCACTCGACGTTATACTAATAATTCTCCACCACGTAACAGAAGTCAGCCCTACCCTCGTCGTTTTGACGGATTATCGACATCTGTTCCATCTAGCTTTGATGGCGAAGGAGAAAATTGTGAGGCCAGAGCTCACGGCTTGATTCCTCTTTTCTGCACGGCTGACGCGCCTATGCCCGTGGGCTCAGTTTTTCCAATCCTATGGCCTGAGTGGAACTACAATCCTTCTTTTCCTGCATCCCAGTTCTTTATCGCAAGTGGTCAGCCATTGTCTAGGACTGAATATGCTCAGTTCTTTGATTTGATCGGTACTACTTGGGGTGTTGGAGATGGTTCTAGTACATATAACATCCCTGATATGAGAGGCTTATTCCTTAAAGGAATGAGAAATCCTGGTCAAGTACAAGTATCAGGTATCGCTGCTTCCGCTTCTGGTGATCCAGATGCTTATGCCACTCACCAGCACAGAATTGCTGGGGGAAGTTGGTATAACTCGAACGGTGACGGCGGTGATGGAGCTGCGTATCAGTCAAATACTCTATCAACCCCGTCTAGTAGTACTTTTTCAGGAGGCGATGAAAGTCGTCCAGACAACCTTTCAGTAATATGGGTTGTATTTGCAGGCTCCCCTCAGTAGGTATTAATCATGTTAGGACGCATCATTTTTTCTTGTGTTCATCGGGGCGAGATCTTCGAGAACAACAACGTGACTTACTTACTGCTTAACGGGCAGTCAGCTTCCAGAGAAACATACACTGAAATTTCTAGTGTTTGGCCTAGTGGAGCGTACGGTGGTGGAAATAATACAGAGGATATGCATTTCCCTGACGTAAATGGACTATGCCTACGCGGCGCTGATTTTGAGTCTAATAACGACCCTGACAAATCAACTAGAACCGCTCTGTCTGGTTTTCTGCCTGTTGGGGATGAAGTTGGATCTTATCAAGCAGGTACGATCAAATCTCACTCTCATGTATCAGGGGCACAAAATGTCCCTCACCCCAACCCTCGCTGTGGTGGTGGCGGCGAAGGAGGTGCACCTACAACCCCATCTTCAAGCTCGACGACCTCAATAGATATAATTGGTTTAAATGAAAACCGTCCGATTCATTTCAACAAATCAAATGTCGAATTTGATGTAGATACTAGTAGGTTCTACATGTACATAGCAATCAGTACATAAGTCACAAAACTTTTAAATTTACGCCTGCGTAAGCTGTTATATCTCCTGCGCTTACCGAAGGGAAACTGTTAAAACTCATAGTTATACGTTCTCCTTCGAGGACCTCATCAACGGAATGAAATAAGTTCGAAGGAAGAATAAACATGCTTCCGGGTTTAGGGGACTGCTTGTGAATCAGAAGTGGCTGCTGTTCTTCCTCTCTGCGCATATTGAAATTAGTAATTTTTTCCCATTCACTCTCACGACTAAACCAAGTGTTACCTGTAATTCCTTTTATATAGATAACTCCTGTCAAAAAAGACCAGTTGTGCGTGTGCCCGTGGTGCCACTCACCTTTAACACTTCTATTAGGCCAAAGTGAGGATACAGCCAGTTTTCCTAAAGCACTTGCTTGTATTTCGACTCTTACTTCTTCTAAGCAGTCTTCAATAAACTTTACTAAATCTTGAAATTCTTCTTGTTGGTGCCATAAACAATCAAACGTTCGTCCAAAGTGCTGTTTGTCATCACGATGCTCTATTGACTCCCAATCAAGACTTTCGCACTGCTTTAGAGTTTTTATATACAAGGCATCAGGAAGTTCGAACTCATAGAGTGTTAAGGGAAGTACATCGTGCTTAGTGAACACCTAATAAAATTGTCGCTTGCTGAATAATAGCAGTATAGTTACCTTTGAGTAGCCTCTAAGAAGACCTTAAGAGTTTTATGGACCTTTTTGATCTCGTACGAACTTATAAAATTCCCGAAGATGTAGCCCAGGAAACTTGCAATAAGATTGACACAGAAGAAAATTTAGCTTGGGAACGTCATACGTACGTCGCTTCTTTGCCTGGTGGTATAGATGAAGAAGAGAATAACGGTGAGATAGAACCTTTTGTCTGCTCGTTAAGTGCTAATAAACTGTCTTTTGATTTGTGCGCTTTTGCCTTAGAAGCGTACTATGACGAATTTAAATATGCTCAATCGCCACAGTTCTCGTCAGTCAGGTTAAATAGATACAAAAAAGGGTGTGAAATGCTTCCACACGTAGATAGTATCAGCACTTTATTCAGCGGCAATCGAAGAGGCGTTCCTTCATGCAGTGTCGTGGGCTTACTTCGCGGAGCAGAAGAAGGAGGTGAGTTTTTTATTCGAGCACCCGACCAAACGTACAGAGAATTTTTAACTGAAGATCAAACTGTAGTAGTTTTTCCGTCAAGTTTTATGTATGAACACTATGTTCTTCCAGTAAAAAAAGGTATTCGTGACTCGTACGTTTCTTGGACTTATTACTAAATATGGATTTTCCTCTGCTTAAAACTTTTGAAGTTGAACCTTGGATAGTAGAGAGTTTATTAGAGTTTTTAGAAGATTTAAAAATTAATTTACCAAAAAATCCTTATATAGAAGAAACAGCTTTTTCTAACCTTAGTGATTCGTACGCAACAGATAATTTACTTGATACAGATTTTCCAAAATTAGATATTTTTACTAAATTTTTCTTAAATAAAGCCTCTAATTTACTTAACTTACCTGAAAAAAATATTAACCTTTTTTGGGTTCATTTTTTAGATTATGGCAAGGAAGGAGATATGGGTTTTCATAATCACGCTTTTAACGAAGACTTTGTGATGTTTATATACCTCAGTACTTGTGAAGATGGAGAGACTAGATGGCAATTAAATAGCTCTAATGAAGAAAGTAAGGAACGCACTTCGCTTTCATGCTTACCTGAAAAAGGTAAAGGTGCTATTTTTTCTTCTTTACTTGATCATTGTGGAGCTGTCAATAAAGGCGGAACTAAGAAATTATGTGTAGTTGGCTTGAGAATTAAATTGGACTAATAGTTCTTAACATTTGACGATAAGATATAGGTAAATCGCACCATTTACCTTGGTCGGTTCGGAACTTGAGCTTGTATTCAATCTCCAATGTTTACAAAAGAAGTCTGCTAGAAAACGGTTCCGACGAAGCATACTGGACGACTGGCCGGAGTGTGCTTACTGCGGTCGTCACAACCCGACTACTCTCGACCATGTAGTTCCTAGAGCTGGAGGAGGCAAACACACTCGCAACAACCTAATTGGCGCGTGTGGGGCTTGTAACTTAGAAAAATCAGACTCACCTTGGTTTGAGTGGTATCGGAGTCAGATTTTCTGGACGTTGGTGAGAGAAAACAAAATTTTAAAATGGATAAATCAAGTAGATCCCAACAGCACTCCACCGATATGGACTCAGCAGGCAAACCAAGAGATTCTTGCTTTGCCCTTACCTGATGGTATGAGTCTTGTTAATTTATAAAGTTACATCGCAGTTACGAGGTCCAGTGCGCCGTATCCGTGACTCTAGTCTTTCCTTTTGACGTCTATTTTGTTTTTTATTCATCCATGGATCTATGTCTAGTGTCCTTATCAAATCGTTAGTTGCTTCGCAGCTAATCAGTGGTTGAGGAACATCAGCTGATAAGAATAAGACCAACAACAACGACGTCATTTTTTGGCAACTTTGGTAACGATACCTGCGATCATCTCAATGATTTTATAAAATTTTGCGTAAATTTCGTCGTCTTTAGGGGTTGGGGTCATGTTGACAATAGCCAACGCAAGTAGGTGAGCTGCACCGGCAATGCCGACGATACTAGACCAGTTTTCTAGTAAGAAAGACATGATAAAAAGTCGATACAATATAAATATACTCCCAGAATTCTAAATCGATGCCTGCCATTCTCGAGGACGCGGTCAAGTCGATCATGAAAGATAACCCCGGTATGAAAGAAGGGGCTGCCTACGCGATCGCCACAAAAACTCTTCAAAAATCTGGGGATTTGAAAGACGGAACCGTTCAAGCGACTGAAAAAGGCAAGCGCCGTGGTGAAATGAGCAAAGCTACTCGCGCAAAAACGAGAGCTGAAAAATACAAGATTGAGCGCGAAAAAGAACGTAAGGGTGAAGCAAAGTCTCGTGATGGTCGTGACGAGCGGAGCACCAGCGGAAGGCTCTAAGTGCCGGAGTTTTTACTCCCCGATATAAAGCTTCCGGAAGTTAAAAAATTTCCGGAACCTGTAATAGATTATCTAGCACCAAAACCGCCTGACTATCCGACGGTCTTGGTGCCTTCTTATCGTCCCGGTAAAGCAAGTAATTATCTTCCAAAAGTTACGCCAAAAGGCCCTGTTGAAGAACCTGAACCTCAAAAATCTGTTGCAGAAAAAATTGTTGAGGATGTTGTAGACGCTGTACAACCTTCCTTTGACTCATACTCTGCTTTAATAAATTCACTACGAGCAGATCTAAATAAATTCAAACTTGAAGTAGCTGAAAAAGAAGAAGCAGCTTCTCAAGTTGTTAATACTGTCAGTCTCCCTGGAAATTTAGAGATACCTATACCTAAACCTGAGATACTTGTCGCTGCTGGCACAACAGCGACTATATCCGTGGCAGCAACGCTCACAGCTACTGCAGTTTTTAAAAAGTGCGTTAGTGCCTTAAAACCAATTGTTAAGCAAATATTTAATCGAGTTCAGCGGAAGTTTGGGAAGAAGCCCCCAACTTGGAGTAGGCAGCGATTGGCACAACGTCATCGCAAATAGCTGAATAAGGGCTCTCGGGTCGGATCATGTATCCCTTGTCGTACATGTTTGTACACTCTCTCATTCTTGTGAGCAAGATATCCACTCTTGTTTTTTGTATTCTTTTACGACCTAGTTCTTTGCATATTTCTGTAATATTTCCGTCTAACGGGACGCTGATACTGATTTGAGCACCATAATTTTCACTGCGGGTGTACTGCGGGTGAAAGCCATTACCAAGATAAAAAGGTGAAAAAACCACAGTGCCGCTATTGCAGTAATGCCCAGCTGCGAATCCTTGTGTGCTGTAAGATCCTTGATTTATTTGTACCGCAGAATTTGTAACTGACCCGGTGCTAGAAGCGATCGGGTTTGCAATGACAGAAGTTCCTTCATTCGTCTGAGCGTAAGCGGTGTTACAGCACAGAGTTACTGCGAGAACACACTTAACGAAGTAGTTGTAGATTCTGTTTCTATCGTCCGTGTGATGTCTTGAGTTTCTGTGACAGCGTTGGCTGCTCTTTCTACTATCTCTAACTGCCAATTTTCTGCTCCTGTGGTCATTGTGTAAGTAGTGCCCGTAGCTCCAATTGCTGCACTTGGAGTGACGTTGTGTCCTGTGTAACTGGAATAAGCTCCTCCAAACTTTTCGATTTCGATTGTTTCTGTGATTGTTTGTTCCGTGGTTGTGGTGCTGTTCATTGAGCCTTGAGTAAAGGCTGGTGCAGTGTTCGCGAATGCTCCAACTGGACTGCAAAGACTCAGTAAAACTAGCCATGTGAGCTTAGTCATGGTTTACTTTTCGTAATGTTATCTTCTTCTATCTTAGGTTTCTTTTGTTTTCCGTTGGTATCAACTGCGCGTGAAATTCCATAACCAGCTAAAGATCCACTAAAAATGGAGGCTATAAAAGTAGGATCCATTTTTTGAAAGTAACCCATGTACGAGAGTGTTAGCAACGCAGCACTCCACGCAAGAACTGATACCTTTACGACTTCACCGAGTAATTCGAACGATCGTTTGCCACTTTGGCTTTCTTCTTCTTCAGCCATGGCGTAGAAATTTACGTGTCGTACCTTAAGATACTGCCTTGATGATTACTTTTAAATGAAAAAATACGATTTGACTGTAGTAGCTAAAATTAAAGGACGGGATCATCTCCTTTCTCAATTCGTTTTTGAAATTATCTAATGGCTGAGACTGCGAAGAAAAAACATCCTGAAAAATGGGCTAGAGCCAAGGCTAAAGCTCGTAAGAAAATGGGCGGGCACTCTGCTCGAGCTATGCAGTTGGCTACCAAATACTACAAAGACGCGGGCGGAGAGTACGAAGGTAAAAAATCTAAGAAAAACAAACTCTCTAAATGGTCTAAAGAGGATTGGCAGACCAAAGAAGAGTATGAAAAAAAGTGATTTTGGAGAAGAAGCTTACGTAACTTGCATTTTTGACGAACGCTCTGTACGTGCGTTAAACGACGCTGTTATTTTCACTTTAAATAATTGGGCTGGTCAAGGAGATATTGACCAAGAAAAAATAATAGATTTGAGATACTTCTTACAAGGAGCTATATTTGAGTTTGAGTATGGAAGAGGCAGTGGCGGATAGAGCTCGGGAAAAAGGGAGGACAGAACGCTACCTGCCAAAAGCAGCGTGGGCGTCTATGTCGAAGGAAGAGCGTCGTGCTACCGACGAAAAGAAAAAGCGTGCCACCAAGGGAAAGCCTGTCAATACGCATGTAGCTAACACTGAGACAGCAAAAAGAGCTGGTAAAAAAGCTCGTTCTTACAAAGCATCTAAGAAAAATGGCTAAACAAGGAACTTGTTGGGACGGTTACGTTCAAGAAGGTATGAAGAAAAAAGGGAATCGTATGGTTCCTAATTGCGTTCGGGCAAAGAAGAAGTCTCGGGCTCATCTTCGCAAAAAGAGTAAGTAGACCCTATAGCTGGACCTAACGGAGTGTCCGGACTATCTTCGTCAAAATTGAATTCGTAGAAAAGGGGTTCTAAATCTTTTGCTTCTGTAGTTGCCCAGTACTCATGTAGTGCTTCTGTTTGTATATTTAGATCTTTTAACGTCATTTGAGTCTTGTACTCAACCCAGTCTTCTAGGCAGTTTTCACGAATTTTTAAAACCCAAGGGTTAAACCTAAATTTTTTATTCAGAAAACATAAAAACTCCGTGGCCTGGTAAGCCATAGCGTTCACCTTGTTGTACTTCATGGGTTTCATTTGATAAAAAATCTAAGTACGTATTATTAATACTAAAATAAAGGATATAAACGCAATCTAGATCACATGGCTCAGGTCACCTTTAATCGTGAACTTGGGGCTGCCCCAGTCGGGATTACTCGTTTTAGTCAGTACCGCTCTGAAAACGGTGGCAACGTCGTTGTCAATTTCACCACAGAAGATACTTCTGAAGGAACCTTTAAACGTGCTGATAAGTACGGTGTTACTTCTAGTGCCACTGGGACAGGTACTGTGACACTCCAAGCGGGGTCCATGTCCGTAAAGCGTGTTTTCATTATGGATGGAACTGACGGTTCGATTTTGGGTGAGGTCGCTCCTCCTAAGACTTCAAACCGTCTTGACGTCTCGTTCACTTTCTCTGTGGGAGCGTCTGTTGAGAACTATCTATATGTTGAAAAGACAGATCGTTCTCCCTGTGTTTACCGCGTCACTTACACTGCTGCATAACCCCAAGCTGTTTTAAACAGCAAGAAAAATGACTTTCCCACAAGATTGGGAGTGCTCTATAGCTGAGAAAGTTTTAGAAACGATGGAAGAAGGGGGTAAAACCTCTTCTTCCTACTATGTTTCTTTACAAGAGCGTCTGAAGCTGTGTGAGAAAAAAAATCAACAGCGTGATTTTGAACCCTGATGGGTTTCTGTACTTATTAGCTGCTCTCCTTACGCAGTCAAGCTCACTGTCTTGGAAGCAGTTTTCTAATCTTTACAACTCAACTTTAAGAGCTGCTCTGGTCGTGTTGTTATTTCACTTTGTCTTAGCCAAAATAAATAAAACACACCAACGCTAGAACCAGGGTGACTACTGACAAGCACCCTCTTCTGAGTCAATCTCTTTATGCCAAGCACGATACTTGGTTGACTACTTCTCCTAAGGACGACGCTGAGCTAGACCCGACTGAAAAGCTTTTTGTTCAGCGAGGTAGTGCTTGGGAGTGGGTTCAGATAATTATTTCAGCGGGTACCCCGTTCAGAGAGGTGCGGTTGAAAGCACAGCCAGAGACCCCCTGGTATTTTTATCAACCGCATTGGAAAATAATTAACGATCTGGACAAAGAATTTTTATACAAACCTAAACATCATGTGCAATTAAATACTCCTTTTGTACATCAGTTAGGCACTAGTGATACAAACTGCTTCAGTGCGTCCTGTGCCATGTTATTAATGTCTCTTAAAGACATTAGCCCGGAAGAAGCTAAAGATTATATGGACGCGGTTTGTGAAAACGGAGAAAGTCCTGAAGCTTGGGTACAGGTTAAAACGTTAGAACAATACGGTCTACACGCAGAGTTTCGACAAGACGGGGATTGGAATGCCATAGAGCAACTTTTAAGAGATGAAATTCCAGTTCCTTTAGGAATTTTGCACTCAGGACCCGTTGATAACCCAGGAGGAATGGGTCATTGGGTTTGCGCTGTGGGTATAACTGAAGATCAAGAATCCATAATCGTACACAACTCCTTAGGTGACTTGGATTTAGATGAGGGTGTTTATGAATCTGAGCACGGAGCGTATGTCAAATATGAGAAAACAAAGTTAGCTCCTCGTTGGATGGTGGAGAAAGGCTACAGTTCTGGGTGGTATATCAAAGCAAAACCATGACTTCGTACAAGCAGATCTTTGAGACCTGGAGCAACGAACAAGAAAATAGAAAAGCTCTATTTATGAACTTCTTGTATCAGCGTTCTGGTCGGACCAATGGTCTGTATACCGGTTTGTGGAATGAGTGGTGCAAAGAGTCAGGTGAGTCTGCTAGGGAGAATCATTTCACTGCTGTTCAGACAGGTGATTGTAAAATTAGAACAGCCTAAGATTATTTAATATGGCGCAGCGCGATTATGAAAAAGAATATCGTGATTACCACGGTTCAAAGCGTCAAAAGAAACGTCGTGCTGCGCGTAACAAGGCTCGTCGACATATGGAAAAGAGTGGCAGAGTATCTAAGGGAGACGGAAAAGAAGTCGATCACAAAGATTTCAACCCGGAAAATAACAACTCTTCGAATATTCGGGTAGTTAAAGAGAAAACTAATCGCGAGAAACAGCCCAAACGAAGCTAAACTAAACCTATGGAAAAACAAAACTTCCTTCAGCGACCTGGTGGACTAGGTCCGACCGGTGCCTTGAAACCCCTTGGTATGTCTGCGGCTCAGCCTGCTTCATACATGAACGACGCAATCAGTATGACGTCGCGTCGTCAAGCGTATACAGACGATGTAAACAGGGTATTTGCCCAGTACAACATCGATCACGGAACTTACATGAGGGCTCCTGTTAGCCCTCTTCCCTACGCTGATGGGAACATTACTAAGTCTGCTGAGGTGACCGGGCCTGCTGGTTACAACCATCAAGAGATGCCTTTACCTGAGCGTCCGATGGATATGTCTGCGGGACAGTACGTTCACGAGACGGTCAATCAGGCTGACCCAGCTATGCGAACCAATGTACAGGCTTTGACTTTGCTTCCTCAGCAAAACTTCCTAAATAATCGTGACTTACAACCACTGACTATGCAAAACGATTATCGCCGTCGCGATGATCTCTTGCTGCAAGAACAAGTTTTAGGAGGATCCCCTAGTGCACCGAAGTGATCGGACAAGACCTACCCGTATGGCGGGCATGGCATTAGGTATGGGTCCAGCTGATATGGTGCGTGCAGTGAGTAATCCGTCTGAGATTACTGCACGTCTCCGTTACCAAGAGACTTTTCCGAGAAGCTGATCTATTCTTACCCGAGATAATCCTTGGGTATGCACACGGTAAAGCTTGACTGGATAACCCCTGATGCAGAGAGGGTTATTGCTCGTCATGCACGTGTTTCAACAGCAGACCCAGACAGAGAAGAATATGCGCGACTCTTGTCCTATTGCATTAAGCATGGGCATTGGTCGATTCTTGAACAGGCAAATATAAGTTTTGAGATTATTACTTCTCGGGCAATCAGTGCACAGCTCATTCGTCACAAAAGCCTGTGCTTTCAAGAACTTTCACAGCGTTACTCGAACCCGTTTACCGTGATGTCGGACGGGATTCACGATCACCCAAAAGAGTTTCACATTAGAAAACAGGCGGAGAAGAACCGACAGTCCAGTGTGGAAGAGGTAGACCAGGACCTGGTGACTAATTTCCGAGCACGAATCCATCGAGTTGACGCAGAGTTGCGTTCTCTTTATGAAGACATGCTTGATTCTGGTGTGGCTCGTGAGTGCGCAAGAAATATTTTGCCCTTGTACACTCCCACCAGACTTCACGCAAATGGAACAGTTCGTTCTTGGGCGCATTACGTAGGTTTACGTGCCAAGGAAGATACCCAACTTGAGCACCGTTTGATCGCTCGTCAGGTTGCTTTAATTTTTGGAACTCAGCTACCGGTCGTTACGAAAGCTTTGGTAGCTACCGAGGATCAATCACTAGATGGTTGGAGGTTTATGTCAGGCTGGTCTTCGGAACTATCTTCTTCTTCCCAGTAACCAATAAAAGTTTCTTCTTCGATAAAACCCATAAGGTTGGCGAGAGCTTGATCCAGTAGCTCTTGATCTTCTTCGCTGAGCTTTTCAGCTTTGTCGTCGAGTTCTTTTTCAGACATCTTCTCGGTTGCGTAGAAAAGCTCGTCGGGCTTCCTCACGAACTTTATCAAGTAAGTGAGGAAATTTCTCTTCAGCTAAATGCGCACTTGACACGTAAGTAGCCACCTCAATTCCGTCTTCTTTTACGGAAACTCTGTACATAGAGTCCTTTGTGACTACTTCTATGTTTTTCTCAATCACTTGGTTCTTTCCAGGGATTTTCCATTGGAGGGTTAGCAGCTTGGCGAACAGCTGCAGCCTGGGCTAGCTGAGCAGTCCTGAGTGCTTGTCGATGTTGCTCAAGTTGCTGGTTAAGTGACGCAGTTTGTTGAGAAGCCCAGTTCTGCGCGTTGGCTGAAAGTTCGTCCAGTGCGTTTGCACTGTGGGGGAAATTAAATACAGCACCTACTCCCTCATTGTTATTAATTTTAGTTGCCCCCGTGGTTTCGGCGAGCGCGGACAAAAATCCGTAAGCTTGATCCACACCAACGTTGGCTACGAAGGAGAGTTCGACAGGGTCTACTAAACCGCGACTGCGTTCGTAAAGCGCACTGAACGCACCGCTAACTCGGTGAGCAGTGTCAGAACCTTCACGCTCTTGTCTGACTTTTTTATCAGAGATCGAGATACCGGCAAGAGTACCTCCGATAAACGCCAAAGGTGCTCCTACAAATTCGGGACTGGTGATTGCTGTTGTGACTGCAGCAACGCCTCCGATGAAGATGGTCAGTGGAAAGGATTTAAGTTGCAGCATCATGTTTTTGGAAATTAGACTCCCATTTGGAAAAGTCCGGTAGTTGGGCGAACTCAACAGGATTTGGTAAGCGAGTGTCACCATGGGAGGCGCGATCCGATGTTAGATCAAAAGGCTTAAGGCGTATACCTTTGATTGCAGGTAACCCTGTTTTAGTTACTGTCCTGCAGCCAGGGAGCTTGAGTATGTTGGACAATGTTTCCATTGTGCGTTCAACAAACCGTGGCTTAGCTGATGGCTTGTAGCCACATGCCTTACAGAAGTTAGCGTAACTTGCGTAAAGTTCGCTATATGCATTTTTTACAAACATGCCTTTCTCTGACTCGTCTGTACTTGGTCTGGCGGCTCCTCGGCCAACCACTGTGGAACTATTTGGCGCGTAGAGACAGCACTCAGCCATCCAAGCTACGTACTGGTTATTGAATACCAAAGCGTCGATGTTGGTTTGCGCTAGTGATGGAGCATGTTTTACAGGGTTGGCTAGGACGTCACGCATGTCGTCAAAAGACATGGATAGTGCCCAGCTGACAATGCCAGGCAGTTCTTCTACAAAGTCACCTTCGAGGCGGTCTCCGTAAACACTCAAAAGTTCACGACGTTGACTAGGAGGGACTACTTGATCCATGACGATTGTCAAACGTCTACGTTCAAGACCACTCGTAGAATCATTCGAGCTGATGTGCTCGTTACTTGCAATACAAACAAGACACTCAGGTTTGAAGCTGATAATTTCTTTTCCGTATTTTCGTTCAGCTCTCAGCGTGTCAGACGCAGAAGTCAATTTTTTAAGCACGTCCATGCGCTTGTTGTAATTTGATTCATCAGTCAGGAGCAACAAACGTTTACCTATAAGGTTGTATGTCTCAAATTTATTAGCTTCAATAAGTTCCAAACTTGATGTGTGGGTACTGTTAAAACCAGCGAGAGCAATCATCAACTGCTGCATGGTGGATTTACCTGTGCCACCAGGTCCAACCAAGTGCAAAAATCTTTCACCAGAGGTGTACCCAGTGAGAAGTGCTCTTGAATAAGCCTGAATTAAAGTCGCTTGTCCTTTTCGGAGTGAGCTATCTAACCAGGCTAAAAATTTAGGACATTTTTTTTCTTTATCCCAGTTGTAAAGAAGACGACTACGGAAATAAAGTTCTTTGTTTTGTCCAGGATGGAATTCAAATGTGGTGCTGTCTAAGGCACCATTCTGAAAAGGTATATAACCTCTTCCCATACTGAAAATGCTGACCCTTCCTCCATTCAAAGACTTCAGCATCTTTGCTTGAAGCATGGAGTAAACACTGTTAACAGTAGACGACTGATATTTTGGAAGAACACCAGCAGTGACGAAGGTATCTAGGGCGTTTACAATTCTCTTTTTGACGTGCATTTCATCTTGTACGTACCATATGCCTAGGTCGTTATCGTACGTATAAAAATTATCGTGCGTACTATCGTATAAGTAGTTATCTCCTTGATTTGTTGCAATGATCTCTGCAACGTCGTTTTCTGCGAAGGCTCTGTTTTGTTGCTGTACGTTTTGAAGATTTACCAGCTGAGCCGGTGTTTGTGGGACAGACATGTTTTCTTCCGGTGTTTTTGTTGATGTTGTTGTGTTGGGCTTTTCGTTTATCGAAAAGTCGTCAAAGGTAAGAATTGAGTTGACAGCCTTGGGCTTGACTTGCTTAATGGCTTCCTTAATCTCGTCTGTCGCGACACTGTCGTAAACATCTTTATTGACTGATCGAAGACGTTTCCAAGCTGCGATCTCGTCATGCTCTGACGCCATAACGATTGCTGGCCTGATTGACTCGACGTCGCGAATGCTTTCAACTATTCGAGTAAACTTCCCATCTACCTCCGCAGGGTACGCATATACAGCATAGAACGCACGATGTGCGTATGTCAAGGGTGACACCTGAGTAGGTATCCCCTGGTCTCTAAGCCAATTTGTCCATCCAATAATTTCCTTGACTGCTCTGGTTACAGCAAGGCTTCTGTCGTCTACAGGCTTCCCTTCCAGAATGTCCACCACAGATCTGGAGAGGAGACGCTGAAAGTCAACACCCTCATCATCAACAGCGATATTCTCAAGCGCTTCCGTGACGTCGAATCTATTTCCTTTTTCTTCCTTAGGTAATGAATGATAAATTTTTAGAGCTTCATCAATTTTTTCAGTCGGAATAAACTTGTCGGAAACTTCGAGTATGCCGCCTTGTGACCAAGCCCCATAGAAAAGGTTTGGAACCTGCGTGGCTCTAATGTCGGACCCAGGTATATCTTTTGCAATTGCACGTGTAAACCATTGATAAAACTCTCCGTCAATAATCGGTTTTTCTAGACCAAAGACCAGTCGAAACCTAGGCCACGACTCAGATGTAGAGGGAGAGTCGTAAGCTAATGAGAGATATTTTTTACATATATCTAGCTCTTTTGCCTCTTCCCAACTCAGTTCTTGCTTCTGTATTTTGTTTCCATTTTCGTCTTTTCCATCAGCTTGATTATCTATGTCAATAATGATCAGACCGGCTTGAATAAGTCCAGTACCGTCTTTTATTCTTTTACCTTCGACTAAATGCCAGGCACATAAACCTTTACTTTGACCAACTTCGTGTGAAATTTCTTCAGAAGTATATGTACAAGGACGCCAGTTATTATTAAAAGTACGAAAGTCACCACCTTGCTCAATCTTGCCCGTAACAGCATCGAGCGCACTGACTACTTTGCTGTTTACTGAGCAAATGAAATGCATGAGAAGTTCTGTAGTTCCGTCATTCTGCCCTAAATCCGGAGTTTCGCCACCTTGGTAGCAAAGATTTAAGACTGTGTAGCCTTCGGGCGGACCTCAGTAAAAAATTTATTTACTAGTTCCAACCACGCAGCTTCATCTTTCTCAACCTCTGTTTCACCAAAAGTGAATACTTGAGTTTGATACTCGTCGAAAGGAGTGGAGACGATGATCTGCGTTTTACTAATCTTAATTCCTAAGCACGACTCAGCTGCAAGTTTGTAAGCAGCTAGTTGAAGCCTCGTCTTCTTTACCTTGAAGACTCCTGAAATCATGGCTTTTTTAGTTTTTTCATCCAAGTTATGCTTTTTCGTGGGGAACCGAGCACTGTACGGACCAGCACTAGTTTTAAAGTCCGCAAGAATTATTTCGGCGTTATGGTCCATATAGATCAAATCACAGCAACCTGCGTACCCATGACCTGAGTTTTCGTCGTAGTAAAAGATTCTTCCTACACCGTCATCCCCTACATACTTTGACCACTTGGGTTGATTAAAGGGTCTTTCAGACCAGAGCACTCGACCACCGTCGAGAAGTTCATCGATCCTTTCAGGCACTCCTACCCAGTAAGGAGCGTAGTTCTGAGGAGGTACAACCCTTAGACCTCGTATGTAATTTTCACTAGCTTCGTGTATCCAAGTTCCTCTTGCAGCCGCTGCGTCTGCTACTCCTGGATTCATCACGTTCCAGTGAGCTAATTTCTGCTGAGTTTTAGCGGTCGCAGTACTACTAAGAATTGAAGTGACAGACGGCAGGTACTCAGGAACCCCAGGGCACTGATAATGCCTTAGGCCGTTGATCGTTTTCCTGGTATCCAAAACTTTTACCTTTGAGTAATTTTAAAACGGTTCTAAATCGGCGTTTGAATTTGTTGGGCTTTCAGGCTCATCGTCTATAAAAAATTCGCTCTTTTGATATTCAAAATCACGGTTCCGCTGATCTAACTCGCTCAACAAGCAGCGTCCCGCTGAGAACGAGTCAGCGATTAGCTCAGCAATCTCGTCAGCTTCCCTTCCTTGCCCTGTGTGGTCGACACACTCCTGCAAAAGTTGGTTGCTCACTAAGATTGAGGTGATTGTGTCCAGCTTTTTGTTGGTTTCTTGCTGGGTTTCAATCCATTGAGATAGTAAGAGTTGAAGTCGTCCTTTCACTTTTATGAAAATGACTTTGGTCGCTGCCAGCTTACATCGAAATCAATTTTTGTCTCTTTATTTCTTGATTTAGCTTTATTAAACACATACCACGCAGATGTTACTGAGTCTTTTGTATTTCTCTGATCCGCACGGAATACCGGACGAGGGTTTAAAACAATAATATTGGATAAAGGTTTTGACTTTAAGAAATCAGCTCGACCTCTAGTAGGTTCTAAAAAGGTCAGACGATCGAGAATTATTAGTCCTTTTTTAGCTAGCTCAAAGCCCGGTTCGATAATCCAGTCGAGTTCCTGTTTTCCTTGTGTTATCGCTACTGTCCAGTCAAAAGCTGGCAAGCTTTTCCACCACTGCAGTTCAAGGTAAGAAATATCATCAGGCGCACTGATGCAGTCTGTGTAACCCCATGAAATCAGTTGAGTCTTAAGTTCTCCTGCATTATCGCTTGGTAGGACTACTCGACCAGGGCATAGCTTTCTTTCTGCAATAGGATTGAAAATATTGTTTGGGACTTGGTAGAACGACATGGAGTCAGAATCAGAAAAGCTTGTAGGACGTTTGAGGGATTACATGACGATGGAGCAAGAGTTCTACCATCTTCATTTCATGAGTCGAGCTAAGGAGGTAGACAGCGTTCCTGAGTTAATTGAGATCTTAGATCTTTTACACGCAAACTACCTTGTACAAAAACGTTTATTCTCACAACTTGCTCGATCTGTGGCGGAGTCTGGAGCTGAGCTCCCTCCATTGAAGTCCTTACTTAAGCCATGAAAAAAGGTCGCCGAAGCGACCCTTGTTGCGTAAACCTGAATGGGTTTGACTTAGACAGATAAGCCAGCAGCTTCAAGAGCTTCCTTCTGTTCCTTTGTCAGTTCTTTAGTTTCTGACTTAGGTTCCGGAGGCGCACCTTTAGGGTTGCCAGCACCAGCAGGCAGAGACGCCAACCCTTCTGACTTAGCCGCTTCAATTTGTGGATGAGCTTCATTGAATGCCTCTTTAATTTCAGTGTGGTCTTTTCCGAGAGGTAGCTCGACCAGATTCGCACCGGAGATATGAGCACGAAGTGCAGAAGATACCAGCTCTCCTCCATCGCCATTAAGCCACTCATCAATATCTTTGACGAGAGATTTTTCTTCGTCGTTACCAACCGGTCGATCTGCGAATTCCAGAACGTTGTAGTTAACTTTACCAGTGTCTGCACCCGTCACCGGATCAGTCTGAGTAAAGCTCTTCTGGACAAACTTAGTCTTTGTAATAACTTCCGCAACGTTGATGCGGTTGTTGTAAAGAGTTTGGAAGTAAGAAATAAAATTCTTCTGACTACTTTTGCCAGAAATAATAGCGGTAGCAACGCAACGAGAAGGAAGTAAACGATGCGTAGGATCCACACCCACGAAAGCGATGCGGATGAATTCTTGATGACTCCGCATTCCGAGGTTCCCGTAGAAGGGACTAAATCCGAGCAGTACAAATGAGATAGGTATCCCGTTGTCATTCGAGTCGGTAATTGCTTGATCCGGATCTGTGTCCGATTTCCAACGGCGCTGTTGGAGATCAATCCGAAGAGTGTGCGGTGGTACTTGGCAGAGAATCTCATCCGCTGCAAATTTGCCTGCGATGTAAGTCATAGATCAGAGAGAAAAGTTAATTGAACCAATAGCCGCTGCAGAGACTTGTCCTTTTTCAGGGTCAGCTGCTTTCTTAGGCGCGGACTTCGTGCCTTTAGGTAGGTACAGGATTTGATCTACTGCGTAGTTCAGATACTGTTTCTCATCCTTTTCGCTTGTGCTCACTCGACCAACTGCGATCGTTGGAGTTCCGTTAGGAAGTTCGGAAAGCTGCTTCGAATGTTCGTTCCATGCGGTGAGCTTGAACCAATTTGTCTCTTGGTCGTCTGGTGCTTGCCAAGCGATCGACCGATTAGTGACAGTCGAGTCACCGACTTCATTCTCTTCAGATTTAGGTCCTAAGCCACCACAAGCCATAAAGGTGTTGATGGCAAGGATGTCCGAAAAGTTATCCCTGGAGACAACCAGCATTGGCTGCATCTGTAGGACACCATCCGGTGTGGCCTTTGTCGGTCCAATAGCTAGGACTTCTTGGGATTCTTTGAGATCCAGGAGAAGTTTCCCTACGTAGTGATCAGCTTTTTGAATCAGCTGAACCTTTGTGGAAATTCGTTTTGCAGACGAAGGAAGAGATTCAGCAATCACATTGACTTTTCCGTCTTCAGTGCTTGCCTCGTCTGTAATCCTGACTCCCATCAGAAATACGTTCATGCTTTAAGTTCCGGTAAATCGTTGAGCGGTGTACGTTTAATGCCTTGGCGATTTGCGGAGCGCTCACACCTTGGCCTCGGAATGCTAGAAGCATTTGAAGGTCTCCGCTACCCAATTTTGAGTTTCGTGACTTGAGATACTGGTTATGGTATGGGTTTATGCACATATGGTTCTTGCATTGATTTTTGACTACACCATCTCTTTCTATGTCCAGGTATCCCAAAATTAACGGACGCACGTAGTACCTCTTTCCGAATACATATGTACTGGGTACTTTGTTAGTCATCGAGCCTGTCCACTCAAAACAAGCCCTGTGGTCAAAGTCGTTAAAAGCAAGCCTCTCGTAGAGTTTGCTCAACCGAGTTTGTTTGGTTCTTCCATAACCAAGTTCGAACTTTTCAGCACTAAGACTCCTCGATATATCTAGAGCTTGTCCTTGTGCATGAGCAGCATCTAGAGCAGCTACTCCTAACTCTATCTCTTTATTATTTTTTACTAATTTAAGTTTGTAATACTCAATAGACATCGTTTGGCTGCCACTCTGCAGCTTGTTCAAGCTGTAATTCGGCATCCCAAGCAGGTGCAGTCATAAGAGAATACAGTTTTACCCATATTCTCAAGCGACGAGCGCACTTACTGAAAAGATTCATCACTACATATACTTTGCGTACTCATCGTACAGACCACCGCCGCCTTTTACGTTGCCGCCTCGCAAACGTGAGGTGTTCCTAGAAATGTACTTAGCGATTTGCTTATTAGATGCACCACCCGCCTTAGCTGCTTCGACATCCTTGTGGCCGAAATACTCAGCGCTTTGTCCAGCTGATAGACGAATCTCTGGCGCATTTCTAACAATCCTTTCAGGCTCGAGACTTGGTGATGATGCCGCTCCGATTGACGCTCCCGATGATACTGCTGCCGTTGCTGGTGTTGGTGATGGTGATGGAGTAGCAAACCCTGCAGTCATTTGACCAATCTCACTTTCACCACCGGGTGTGTTCGGACCACGGAGAAGATCTAAATTCTTTTGCAAGAAGCTTTTAATATTGTCATCTGAGTAACCAGACTGACGAGCAGCAGCAAGATCCTCTTTACCGAAGTATTTGGCGTCTTGACCAAAGTTAGTAGAGATTTCAGGAGCACCAGAGTATGACTGAGCGTTCCGGAATGCTTGTGTTTGCTGTGAACCTGGGGTAGCTGTAAAACTTTGCTGTGCGTTAGAAAAGTCCCGTGTGATTGCTTTCGATGTATCTACTCTTCCACGTAAAACTTCATCCATCAATCCACCTTTACCTTCGCGGTTGCTCGTAGCGAGCATGTAAGGATTGCTTGAGAGATAGTTTTGGATGTCTTCGTTCGAGTAACCGTAATCTTGAGTTGCTTTTTTATAATCTTGATGACCGAATAAAGCTGTCTGACCGTAGTCCCTAGCGATGTCTTGAAGACTTTTTCGATTATCTGCTTCTACCGGCTCTTCTGTCTGAGGGGAAGGTAACTGAGGTTGTGCAATTTCACTAGGTGCCTGCACTTGTTGCCCTCTAGGCATTAACGCAAGAGTCGTAGTCACTGCCGACTGTGGTTGCGGTAGATAAGTTAAACCACCTCTGCCTTTCGAAGTTGTTGAAAACGAAAGTGCCGGATCGAAATCACCCTGTTCGCTTCCTTCGCTGTCTTCGAAAAGCTTGAAAAGATCTAAGCCGAACAATCCGCCTGCTTTACGCAGACCCTGTTTCATCGGAGAGTTATAGCGAAGTGAAGTCACTATTGATGAGCGCGGTTACATATACTCTAATTTAGCTCAGTTTTAACCAATAACGACTTATATCAAAACCAGGTCCAATGACAGTTTTAAGTGTTCTAGCTGCTCTTTGAGCTTCTTCGTGACTTTTAAAACGCTTCGCTTGCTGCCGATGCTTGGTGTATGAGCAAAGAAGTTTCTTTTCTTGATTTAGGCAGTCTTCCACAAACTCACCGTGGCGAGTAACCACCCAAACCTCTTTTAGGGAGAGGAGCGGCATATTATAACGCTCTTCATCTGTATAAAGTTTTCCTAATAACTTTACCTTGGATTCATTATTTGTCTTTTTATTTGTGGCGGTCTGAACCTTTTTTACTTCTTTGATCGCTCCTTCTTGCTTAAGAGTCTTGTTTAATTTTCTAGCTGCGTTAGCTGCCACCAAGGGTTTGTCATAGAACTCTTTTGTCAGAACGATGCACTTGTCAGTTTTTATACAACCTATGTACCCACCGTCTGTCTTAGCAGTGAAGAATTCTTTGTCTTCGAGTGAAGGGAACCAAACAGTAAAACTCATTTTTCAGCCCAAGAATCGCCGATGTTGGCATCGCACTTCACTGGCACTTTAGTGATAATTGTTTCGCCTGCATCTTTCATCTCTCTTTCAAGAATCGTTTTGTAGTGTTCTGCTTTGCTTTCTAACGCTTCAAATATTAATTCGTCATGAACTGTAGCAATTGGTCTGAACTCGTGGTTAGCGAATTTACTGAGTCTTGCTATAGCTAATTTCAAAACGTCTGCCCCAGCACCCTGAATGATCGTGTTTGCGCAAGTAGTCATAGCTGCATCGTCATAGCTAAGTAATCTTCTTCTTCCGATTGGAGTTCTTACGTAAGTCCAACCATCCTGGACCATTGCATTCCTTTCGCGATGCCACTCTCTCAGACGAGGGTAAGCACGGTGAAAACCAGCATGTGCAACCTTCGCCTCAGACAAAGAAATAATATTTCCTGAGCTCGCTGCATAGGTCTTGTATTTTTTAAATCCCATACCGTAAAGCAAAGCAAAGTTCAAGGTCTTACCCATCTGCCTCTGAGATTTTTCTACTTGATCAATATCCACGTGGTAGATGAGACTTGCTGTCAGAGAGTGGAGATCCGCTCCTTCTTGAAAAGCTTTGATCATCTGAGGAATACCGATTAGCTCAGCAGCTAGTCGAAGCTCGATCTGTGAATAATCCGCGATAACAAATTTAAAGCCAGGCGACGGTACAAAACACTCTCGAAACTCTGGGTCTCTCGGTACTTGCTGGATATTGATTCCCCAATTTTCTTTTTTCTTCTTACCTGTGACTCGTTTCGCGCCGGAGCTGGTAAATCTTCCGCTGTTAGCTCCGTAAGAGTTGTAACCACTGTGCATATGACCTGACACAGGGTTTATGTTGTCGATAATTTTTTGTGTATGAGCCAGAGCTGTCTCTAGCTTTGTTCGTTTCCTAAGCAGGTTGAGTGTGTAATCGTCGCTGTCAAATTCGCTTAGAGCGACTTGCGACAGAGTCTGCTTTCCTGTTCTTGGGTCAACTGGTAAATCAGTGTCGACTTCGTTGAAGCATCTAATGCACTGTGCATTAGATCCAGGATTGAATTCCTTCTTAGCGTTTTTTCCGATGGCGATTGATCCATCGGCAAGTTTGGGGAGTTTTTTTTCATCGGGGAGACGACGATCAAGGTCCTCACAAAATAATCTAGTCGCTGTGTCCAGCTCC